ACCACCTGTGTGATTTTTTCTAATGTCTGATTGTGTGTAATTGATTTTAGGAGTTACGTTGAATACAGATTTTGATCCTACAAAGAATCTGCCGTTTTCAGGATTGATACCACAGAATACAGCAGGTGCACCATCCCATTTAACAGATACATTTAATTTTCTACGTGATGAACCTATTAGCATGTTTCTTATAGATTTAAGAAACTCTACAGCGTTGACACCACCTTGGTATCCGTTATTAATAATTTCGTCTTCTAAATGTTCTAAATGAGTGTTCTTTGCCTCATTTAAGTATTGTTTAAAACTATACATTTTTCTCCCACTATACCCATTATAACAAAAAATATCGCTCTTGTCAAGCAAAAAATATCAAATAATCCCATAATAAATCACTTCTTACTAGACTATTTATACTATTTTGCTATTACAAATTTACCTGATAGGGGAGTCCTTGATGTTATGTACTCAAACATCAATCTTAATACTTTATTGCCTTCGTCTTTTTTGTTGTCTTTAAAAAACTTTTTAAGTACAGGCATAACTTCATTGATAACATATATGGCACTTATAGCACCTCTTTCAAAATCAAATCTTGGTTTATCTTTTCTTAAATATTCTATCTTCTTTAATGCGTCAAAGTATTTTTGTTCACCTTTTTTATACTTGTCAAGTATTTGTTTTGCAACATCTGGATTTACAAAGTGTATAATTTCTGATAACACTTTCATAGAGCCAATTGAACCACCTCTTGCCTCTGCCTTTGAGAATATAGCTTCTGCAACAAATCTTTTTGCACTAGGGTCGTGTCTTAATTTTATATCACCACCAGACTCTAATAGTATTCTCATATCTCTAGTATTACCTTTTGCAGGATACTTAACTTTCTTATACGGTTGCCAATCTGTTACACCTTTTATAGCAACTTTTTTGATATACTTTATTTCTTCTTTTCTATCAAAGTTTACCATTTGTAATATGGCTTCTTTTGTTGTCTTTTTAAGTGATAAAGGAAATAGATCACCACTATCTATTAGATCAGATGTAATGATATTAAGATTTTGAAAACTATAAACTTTTTCTTTTGCACCTTTTAGTTCTTCATGTAGTGCTTTTTTAGCTTTATCTGTTGCAAGATATATATCTGCAGGATTCCATTTGTTTAGATTACCAAATTTAGTTTGTGATTTATAACCTGACTTATTAGCAATCTTAAATAATTTCTCTATAGTGCCCATTATATCTTTGTCGCCTCTATAGTAGAATATATCCTGAAAACCTTGTTTAGCAATTTTAAAATCAGGATCTATTTTAGTTATGTCGTTAATTAATTTTCTTGCAATCTGTAAAGATGATACGTACCATTTAGTATCTTTCTTTAAAAATAATTCTAATTCGTTTAGTGCTACGCCAGGTGTTTCAATATTCTTATGAGCTGCTTTTAAAGTAGCGTCTGTTATTTGATTTCTAAAATCTGTATAATCTGGATACTTTTTAGGGTCAAATAGTTGATTAGTTCTTTGAGCACCTATGTAATCTGCAATTGAACAAAACAATGCCTGTGATGATTCTGCTAGTGTTGTTAAGTCTGCCATTCTTCTTTCCTTATTTTTTCTTTACCAAAATCAAGGCAGGCCTTGATACATGCTTCTGGTAACCTTTCTGTAATCTGTTTATCGTCTGCCTCTTTTAACATATCGTAAAACTCTATCCATTCTTTTTTATTTAAAATTTCTTTAATAGATTTATGTTCACTTATATTACTGACAGACAACAATTTTTTTATAGTAGGATCTTCTACTAAAAATGGAGTATCAATAAAACAACAAGGCATTAATTGATTTCTATTGTTAATAGCCATTTGTGTATCTGTAGTCATACATCTTGGATTAAATTTTTTCATAGTGTTTCTAATCTATATTTTTTACTAGGCATGTAAGGATCGTCCTCACCTCTCCATCTATGTGATTGCATTACCACAAAACGTAAACCTTTTACTTTTGCCATAAATTTTGCTCGTTCAATATGCTCTTCATTATATTTAAAAATTATGTATTGCCAACAAGGCGTCTTATTTAAATAATTTTTAGCTTCACACATTATATCAAACAATTTTTGACCATCCTGATTAACTCTATACTTATGACTTTCTTCAGGTAGTCCGTCTATACCAAATTGCCATCTAGCATTAGGGTTTGCCTCAAATGCTTTTATAAACCATGATTTAGGTTTACCTGTTGAAGCAGTTGCTATGTTAGCATGTACACCTTTATTATAACATAACTTTAAAATTTCTATAAAATGGGGATGATGTATTGGGTCTGATAGTTGACCACCAAAATTTATTGCTTTAAATGTATCAGTTGCTTTTTCAATAGTATCTAAAGGTATATCCTCACCCCATACCTTTTCACCATGATCTCTAAAAAACTCTTGTCTTTGACATCTCGGACATTCTAAAGCACATCTATATGTCAAGTCAATGAGTACTCCGAAATCTTTTTCCTCATTATCTCTAACAAAAAATTGTTCTGATAATTTGGGATCCATACATATATTTATGTATGTCTATCTTCGGCCTCTACTTCTTGCTGGGGAATTGTAGTTTGTTTTACCTTTATCTGCGATTTTTTCTTCTTCACTTCTACAATCAAAGAAAGGTGGGAAACCAAAGACACCAAATGTCTTATTTTTGTTTTGAAATTTAGTAAGTTTCTTTACATCTTCCTCAAAGAAAGACTCATGTAATACTAACTTACTAGGCATTTCAACGCAACGCCATATGATTTCACCTTTTGATTTAACCATTTCTGTCTTATAATAGATAGATGGTTTTCTTTTTCTTTTTGTTGCCATATTATCCTACATGTTTAGTATTAATTTAGCTTCTTCACTTAACATATCTCTACTAAATGGTGGAGTATGTGTCAATATAATTTTTACATTACCCTCACCTGCTACACGTTCTACTGCCTCTTTAATATCTTTTTGTATCTGATCTGCCATAGGGCAAAGCATAGAGGTTAGTGTGTGGGTGATTGTAACTTTTTCTTCTTTTATATCAATATCGTAAATCAAGCCTAAATTAAATACATCAACAGATGGCATTTCAGGATCGTAAACTTTTTTTAATTCTTCTATTATTTTATCTTTCATTATACTTTAAAATCTGAAAACTTATCATACACATCCACAGATTGTGGGCCTGATGGTTTCTCAATCTTCTCCTTACTTTCTTGGTTACTATCTACAATCTGTTGAGCAGATTGTTCTACATCATATAATCTCATCTTGCTTCTATCTACACCAATTATAAATGCACGATTAACAGCAGGATCATTATAACGATTCTTTAATTGTTTAACTTTGATTTGACCAAGTTCTTCAAGTTCATCATTTGAAATAAGAGCAAACATGAAGTCAGCAGTTGCAGGAAGACCAAAACTTTCTGAAGTATCTTCAAGCCCTACGTCACTTGATAGATAACCAGATCTGGTTGTTTGAGTAGCAGATACAATAGGTACGTCATATTGTACTGCAAGTCCTCTTAATTCTTCAGCAATTGCTTTTACATAAAAGTATGAGGATATATTGCCACCTTTAAATCTACTACTAGAGCAAATGTTTAGATAGTCAATGAATACTATATCAGGTTTAAATGATTTCTTTAGGGCAAGTTCATCTATCAAAGATTTAAAATGACCTGCATGAGCAGCTGCCGTAGGATATTCTTTGATAATTAGTTGACCATTAATTTTGTTTTGTAGTTTAGATGTTTTATTATCGTATATTTCTTTTGGCATTTCATAGAGATCATCTATGGTTACATCTAATAAGTTAGCGTCAATTCTTTCTGCGATACGTTCTTCAGCCATCTCTAAAGTTATATACAATACATTCTTACCTTGTGATATAACACTACTAGCAAGATGACACATAAACAAGGATTTACCAACACCTGTACCTGCAAGAGCAACGTTAAGCGTTTTAGGTGGCAGACCGCCTTTAGTTATTCTATTGAAGTACGAAAGATCAAACTTTAATCTTTCTTCTACTCTATGGTAATAATTAAATCGCTCATCTGTCATGGCAAGATAATCATGCCCTATATGTTTATCAAATGAAACTCCTAATGCGTCTGTTAAGATACTAGGTATTGCCTCTGGTGTATGTTTCTTATCTTTACCATCAATGATTTTGATACCTTGTAATACTGCATTATACACAGCACGATCTTTACACCATTTTTCTGTTGTATCTAATAACCATTGTTGTTCAACTTCCTCATGTACTAATGAGTTCAATAATGTTTTTGTATTTTTATATTCGTCTTCGGTAAGTGTCTTGTTATTAGACAACTCAATAGCGATTGCTTCTTTTGTAGGTAGGTTGTTGTATTTAACAACAAAAGCATTTATAATTTTAAATAGAGTTACTTCATCTCTATTTCTAAAAAAATCTTCTTTAATAAAAGGTAATGTTCTTCTGGTAAAGTCTTCGTTGTGGATTAGATTAGATAATAATGTTTTTTCAAAATCAGACATAATGTAGATAACTCCCTATAATATACTTTGGTTGATTGATTGGTTTCTGTCCTGCGTGTCTAAATGTCCATAATGGTGGGAATACAAGCACCTTACCTGCCTCTGGTTTAACTGATATATCATAATCAGGAAATGTTGTTTCGCCGCCATCATTGTTATTTAAATACATAAAAAAAACTAAAAATCTTCTAGCACTATTATAGTTAGTCACATCTACATGTGTTTGGAATTCATCTTCTCCGTTAGGTTCATACTTCTTAAATCTTATCTGTTCAAAACCAAATTTCTCTGGCCATTGTTTTAATGAGTCTATATTAACATCTTTTACATATTTGTCAACAACCTGTCTTAATTTAGGAAAGATTATATCTGAATATTCCTTCCAGTCTGAAAACATGTTAAGATTTATTTCTGTAAATGACATATGACCTTTTAAATTAGTTTTA